GCCAGCACCTAAGCCAACTTTAGACTCAATAGAATGCTTGTACTTCCAAGATTTCGGGTTAACACTTAAAGCCTTGCCTAGAACTCTAAACTCTGTTTCTGTATCTTGGAATCGAGACACGAGCCATGCTATGCCCTCGTATAGTTTTCGGTAGCCTGTTTCTGCATAGTTACGAGCTATCAATTCGATCTTGGCCTCGCCCTCATCTTGTACACCGTTAAATCTAGTAGCGGTTTCCTGCATTAATTTGTCAGCATCTAAACCCTGATTAGACAATAAAGCGCCTGTTGTTTGCGCTCTCTTTTGGTCTACGTATTGGATAACTTGTAATATCTCGTTACCAACGTAAGGGGTAACCATTGGCATGACTGCTGTTTGAGGCGTTTGATTTGTGTCATCCTCCATCCTGATAATACCGTTATCACGAATTGTCAACATATCATCTAAATCAACGTCAGGATGTACAACGTGACGCGGTTTAGCTACCGCACGTATATTATCGTTAATAGCACGAGCGTTAAAAGTTTGCTGCCTTTGTGTTTCGTAAGTGATTTCTGCGCGACTTCTACCTATCGCCTTGTGAGGCATTAAAATAGCAGATAAAGACGCGTAAGGAACATGATTAAAAGACTCGTTAACTAATACCCTGTTACCTGAAATCATTACATGCCTACGCTCTGCGATACCGTCCCCGTCATAATCAATCTTTACGTATAAGTCGGATATCTCTACAAACTCACTAGCCCAATCATTAATATGGACATCTACATCAGCGCCACCTTGATCGCGATCACGAATAGACTGTAAATTGGAGTTTCGATTATCTTCATCATCAACACTAGCTAACTGGTCTATCAATTCTTTCTTAAAGCCTTCAGCCAATAATTCACCGCGAGTCTTTCTCACCCTGTCACCAACTAGCTCAGCATCATCTAGTGACTTAGCGTTTTTGGTGATAAGAAAAACCTCAGGAGGAACATTGATAATACAGACTTTCTTTTCTGTTCTTGTGACGCGGAACTTGATATCAAAAGTGTCATCTAATTCGTTAGGTTCTGAACGTTCGGTAGCCTCAACCTTGACTTTATCAACTTCTGCTCCCTTTAAGCTGTCAACTATCGCGCTCAATTCTGATTGATCAACACCTGTATACTCAACTTCTTCAACTTCTTTTTGCTCATCAATAAAGTATTTAACGACACCGTTCTTTTGAATCTCTGCGTCTTTCATCCAGTTGTGTAGCAACATAAAAGAATCAGCTTGATTGCGAATAATCCAGTTTACATACTTGGTCTTTTCTTCAGCTTCTAATATCTCAGCTTCGTTGTCAGTATTAGGAACAAAAGAAACTATACCTCCCGAACTTAAAAATATTCTAGCCAGAGATGGCATATCAGATTCAACCACATCAGCAATATCTGTTGACACCACACTTGATTGATCTATAGGTGCGGAAAAATCACCCTCCTTTAATGCGAGATAGCCTTTCAAATACTTGGTGTTTTCAGCCATGAATTGACCGTTATAGATAGCTGCATCATTCTCAGCAGCAGATAATAACGATACTAATTCGCTATCTTTCATTTTAGCCATAAGGATTCCTTTGAATTTATTTACATATTATAACTTGTTTGCTACACCCTTAAAATGTGCGATAATCACTATCTGAATATGCGAATTTACGAGGTATGCAATGATAAAACACAATGCAACAAGGATACTTACTTCTAAAGGATGGCTAGTCGAAGATGCTTGCGCTAGGTGGGGTATAAGAATAGAAACATACAACGCTAGATGTAACAATACAAACCTAGTGACTCAACTTGAGGATATGTGCAAAGGCCTGGAGGATAAATTAAAATGAAGATAAGAGATTTAATTGAGCAGTTACTTGTTATACGAAAAGCAAACCCTAAAGGAGAATTGTTATATTATTGCGATTGCTGTAGTCAGTGCCATGTTTTTAGGGGTGATATCTTAACTTTTGACAATGATAAGGATAAGCAAAATGAAAATATTACTTAACTTCAAGTGTGCATCTTGCCAGCGTAGATACCAGCCATTAGTTGAGCGTGATACTAAAGAAATAGACTGTGAGTGTGGAAGCAAGGCAACTAAACAGTTGTCAGCACCTCGTTCATTTGGCAATACTACAGGTAAAAGTCCATCTAGTAAGTATTAACTGCACCGTCAAACAATATTAGCTTTACCATAATTTAAAGCTTTACGCTTCTTTTTGATTGGCGGCTTAAATAGCGCCATCATTAAACTGTCACTCATGTTAGGCGAATCAATGCCTAGTTTTTTCATTTCCATCTTGTTCATGATTTGCTCTAACCCATTAGGGTTTTGCTTTCTAGGTATCCGGCATACCTCTGAACGCAAGGCATCAATATCCTCTACACCTTCACTGTCCAAACTTATCATCTCATCTGGGTCTACATAATCACTACGCTCAACACAGCGGTAAGTATTATAAAACCTATTAGCCAACTCTATGTAATACTGAGCGCGGTTGTTCTTAAATACCTCTTTATACGCTTTTGGATTCGATTTTTTATCACCATACTCGGCTTGGTATATCCTTTCGGCATTATCTTGACCCTTGCCTGATAGAGAACCTTTAAACATTTGGTAGCGTGTTCGTGTTCCGTCTAAAGCAATAGATACCTGACGCTTTAAGCCAGTTCCCATTCCGTCACCGTCCCATATAAACCAATCAGCATTGTTTTTTAGTGCTAGTCCTGTAGCCCAATCGCAACCCTCGTCTATCTCGCCAGTATCACGCTCTTTGACTACTTTAATTATTGATCCGTGCCTTAAACAAAAGCCTTTACTGTCGCTACCTGAATCACTTGGATCATGAGCGGCTATTTTAGCGCCAACAGGTTTAAATATCTCTCGAAGCCTATCTACCTTATGGGCATCCACAGCAGCATCAAACCACTCAGGTTTAATTATTGAGTCTTCAACTTCGTCAGCATAAGCACCAAGCCAAACGTGATCATACTCAGCTCTTGATTTAGTTTCTTTGTGTTTAATGCGTAACAGGTTTAGGTTTTCAGGAAAGAAGGGGTTATCTAAATAGTTGCACTTTATAATCGTGTATAGACCATCTTCATAGCAACCACCTTTCATCTTTTTTTCAAATGGCTTTAAGAATTCTTGACATATAGGGTCGGCACTCGCACCAGGATTAAATGTTAACCATAACTCCGCACCCTCAGCCCTTAACGTTGGCACAAGTAAATCAATTGATCGCTTAGATAGCGTTCCTGCCTCCTCTACCCAAAAGTAATTAAATCCGTGCATAGACTTGACTGATTCTGGATTCCTAGCCAACCCCTTATATTTAATCTCACCACCTGACAAATGGCTGATAGAGTTATTTAGTATTGTGAAGCCTTCAAGTTTTAACCTGTGTATTTCATCAACCAATAACGCATGAACTGAATCATCAATGGAATTCATGTTTTCGCGCATACATCCAACCCTTGCGCCCTCTGTCATAACTCGCATTAGCAACATACCAGCAATAGACATAGACTTGCCAGACCCGCGACCACCATAAGCTACCTTGAATTTTTTAGGTGATAGAAAAGGCTTTAACTTTTTAGGTATGGACAAGCTAGGCATCCACTACCTCGATAGTCCACTTAGTGTCGCTCTTGAATGTTTCGCCATCTGCGTTTTTAATTTCTACAGACTTTTCATCAGGTAGGTACTTTTTGAGTAGTGCCAAACGCGTTGAATTTGCTGAATTTAATCTCGATACAGCAACACTATCCATCTCGATAGTTTGGTCTTCTAGTTTTTCTAGATTATCAAATATATAAGACAGCTTACCCCTTTCAGCTAAGTACCGTCTTAATTCCTCTTTATTAATCTCTCGTTGAGTCTTCTTTTTGTTATCGCCACGCTTCATTGTCAGTCCTCCTAAAAGGTTATTGACCTGTCATTTTATTGACGGTTTACGCTAATGTAAATGTACTTGTTGTAAAGTCTATAGTGAGTTGTTCCCCATCAGCTAGAGCCAAACTTGAACCGAAATCATAATAACACAGTAGCGGATCTGCTGGGCTAGTCGGTGTGTTGTTGTAGATAGTTACATACCTAAATGCCGATACTGCACCACCTGAAGCCGTCAAAACTAAATCACTAAACAATTGCGTAAATGTTCCTGATGTCTGTCCAGAGCTTGAAGTCGTCAAGTTGCGCGAGCTTAAGTTTGTGTATGATATCTCTGTTAAATCCGCTAACACGCTATTGGCCGCCACAGGTGATGCTACAGTTAAAGCTACGGTGAACTGATCTGTCGCGCAGTTATAAACCCCGTTCGCCATATCTTCCACTGTTTGATTAAATTTATTGTAAGTTGCCATTATTTATCCGTCCAAATTGTTGTTACTTGTGTTTTATTAGTCCAATTAGTTGATACACTTGGCTTATCCGTCCATACCTGACCAGGCAATAAAAACTGTATATCTGTGCCTGAGTATGAGTAATTGCCGCTTGATGCTATTATAACACGATTGCGATTAAAATTTATATCTGAGCCTGTGTACGTGTACAAACCACTATCAGCAGTTAGTACAAAAGAACCTGCAGGAGTGTAAGTTAGTGTTACATCAGTGCCTGTGTAAGCATAAGCGCCTGTGTCAGCATTTAGTACAGAGCCTTTTAATAGACTTACGCTTGTGCCTGTATATGTGTAATTTCCACTGTCAGCAGTTAGTATTTTAGCTCTTATTAAGTTAACGCTTGTGCCCGTGTAAGTGTACGCCCCACTATCTGCTGCTAACGTATTGCCCCCGCCACTGTCAGCCCACGAGCCAGACGTACCCCATGTAGACGGAGAGTTCTGATTGTTAAACTCAGCTAAAAGCCTATCCGCTGAACTATTATTGTTACTTAGTCTTACTTCATCTATCGCGCCGTTAAAGAAATTTGACGTACCTTGAGATAGTGCGCCAATAAACGTATTATGATCAGCATTGGGCGTGCCAAAATCATTGATTGTAGCGCCTTGCGCTACGCCGTTAATGTATATTGTAGCTGTAGTCCCGGTCCTTGTAACTGCTACCATCTGATACACACTAGTAGAAAGCGCCCCTCTAGCGTTGCCACCTTCTGAGTACCCGTCCCAGTTAGCACTTGTTCCGTTAGTGCCTACATAAGTTCTCCCAGTGTCTCCACTAACCCAATTCCCGATAATACCTTGAAATCCAGACAACACATCAGGGTTAACCCATGCAGATTGTGTGAAATCTCCCACAGGAAGTATTGCAGCTCCTAAATCTATATCAGAAGTCGAACCGTTAAAGTCTAACGCCCCGCCAATCTTACCTGTAATCGTCGATACTGCATTAGCAGTTATAGATGTGTTATTTCCTGTAGAATCGACAGGGCTAGCAGACTCCATGTGCATGGTCAATATAAAATCAGACCATACAGAGTTCCTACCAAAAGCAGCACCTACAGCAGGTTGAGCTGTTGCTACACTATCAGATTCTAAGTATATTGTTTCAGATGTTGCAGCAGTGGGTATCTTTACCCATACCTCCACCTCTGGAGACACACCAGTGACAAAAGTTACAACATCTAATGATAATTGAGTTGTTTTTGTATCGTCAGTGTAGGCGCGAAGGTTTCCACCTCCGTTATCAACTGAACTTGCTCCACCGTCTACGGCAGCAGTGGGAAAAGTTGCAGCATCTAACAGTACAGGGAAGTCACTATGACTCCCTGTTATTGTTGGTAATGCTCTAGTGTAGCCAAAAGCCATTAGATTAACGCATTAGAATACACGGACAGGTCAATGCTGTATTTTGTTATTAACTCATCTACAGTCATGGTCCCATCTTTAACGTTAAGTAAATCAATTCTTTTTTTATTCACCTCTTCATATTGTGAAAGTAATTGATCTACACCTACACCGATAATCGCTAGCAACTCACTATCAATTACCTCGTCAGGATTACCCCTGGCGTATGCTTGATGCTCTAACGCTGCCGATAGGTCGTTATTTAATGATGCTATAGACCTGGCGATACTTGAAGATGTTTGCTTTTGATTTGTCATGTACTGAGTTAGTTTTATTTGCTGTGTACTGTTCATTACCTATCCTTTATCGTGTTAGGCCTGTCTTTTAAATTCTTGACGCGCTTATAGTTAATTACTTTAATCACCCTAAAAAATTAAAGCCAGCAGCAGCCAATACAGCTATCACTATCAACGTAAAAACTTTGTCACTTGCTTTATCCCAATGACCTTGAAATCTTTTTACACGAGCCAACGGAATTGTATTCTCATCTATAAATTCGTCATATTTTTCGTTTTTTTCTTCTTGCCGTTTATCTCTTTCTTCTCTAGCCGCATCAATAACGACCAGCCTATCGACAGATTCAGTTAACTTGCTTACCTGTCCAATTAATGCATCCAATAGTTGATCTGTGCTACTCATCTTTTACTCGTTGCTTTGCTAGTGTTTTTGATATTATACCAAAAAAATGAAAGATTGTAATTAACACCCAACACGCGACCCAAAGCGTTAAGACTTGCGCCCACGCTTGCTCTAAGCTTTCGCCTGTTGATAGTCTGAGCAATGATATAAAGATGAATAAATACAACAATATTCGCGTAAATCGTATAAATATACGTTTCAGTGTCTGGGTAATATATAGCATCTAAGCACATGATAAGTTCAAATAAAATCAGTATAACATACGCAGCTAGTATTTTTAATTGACCTTTATTATGAAACACATACAAATATATTATCGAATAAATAAAAGCATAACCTAAATAGTATTGAAACGTCGTTAAATAGTCAGATAAGTAGATATTCCCGTAAACCTCCACGCATAAAAAAGCCACTAGATAAGTGGCGCTTTTAATCTTTATGTAAGACATGACGTACAAAGCAAGCAAAATATTACTTGCGCTTTGTGCCGCCACCCCCTTTTTTACGCTTAGTAGTACCCATGATAAAGCCTCGTGTATTGAAAAATCCATTATATCACTACTTACTCACGCCGTTTAGCTTTTCGACTGTACGAAGTGTTGCAAGACCTAACATTGCCAAAGTTAACTCCATCATCTGCTCAAGAGGCACGTTAATAATACCGTCGCCAGGCATGAAATACTCCAGCAATGGATTAACTATAAACGCCATGCCCAAGCCAACACCGCACACCCACATCAAGAAAGGGCGCGCCCCTGCTACAAAAGTGCTACGGCTAGCCGCCTGAACCTTATTGATTTCAGCCTGTGCCAATTGTGGTTTTTGCATTAACCTGAGTTTAACTTCTTCATGTGACAGCCTTTCGTCATCAGAAGTAAATAAACTATCGACCACATTACCAATAGCGTCAATTGGCTCTGCTGCGTTGCTTGTGAATAAACTTGTAAACCAACTCATGTTACCCCCTCCACTTATCAGCCCTAACATCTACATGAGTAAACGTTGTGTAATCACCTAAACCGTACTTATTAGGCATGTACCTATCTAAGAAATTATACACCACCATCGGCTCTATGTCCTCAACCACAATATCAACAGCAATACCAAGCTTGTGCTTACTGTTTAATGCTCCGCCTATGTGAGCGTTGTGTTTTTCACATCGACATCCACTATTAATCTTTATCGGTTTTTTAAAGTGCGCCCTCACTATCTCCAACACTTTCAATAGCTCAACGTCAACTGTTGAAAACCCACATTGACATTTGCAGCTAAATTCACTGCGGCTAAAGTTCTTACTTATATCACCCATCTTTAATTTACTCACATTAGTTAATATTACTTTCACCCGAAACACCCAAAATAAGCTGGCGCGATTAAAATAGCTACTATAGAAAACAGCACTATCATAACAAGGAGCGCCTTAAACCCATTAGCCAAGTATAAACTCTTACGTATCTTTTTAATCACTTTTCCTCCTTTCACGCAATAAATCGCTCTTATTTTTTAATCTCACTTAAACTCAAACACCTACATAAACTGGTCTAATGTGTAAAAGCGAGATAAACGAACCTTAGTAACAGTGTTAGGCGGTTATCGCGCTACTCTCTATTTCGTATCTAGGATCATATTCAACAAACATATTTACCTCGAATAAAGTGCCTTTTTCATCCTCTACAAACAAACTGAATTTATGATCACTTTCTTCGCATATTTCGTGGTTTTCTTCTGCGAACGTTTCAGCAGCATGATTCACCGTATCTGCATCTACAATTTCTAAATCATCTTTGTAATAGCCTACTTTCATTCTCTATCTCCAATAGTTACCGCCTAACAACAACTTCAAAAATAAACCCGTCCTTGGGTCGCTAGTTGTTATCTTTGTTGAAAGCCTGTGTTTTGATTGTGCTGGAATCCTCCTTGCTGGCCTTGTGGCTGCCCTTGAAACCCGCCTTGAGATTGCTGATTATTATTCTGCTGTTGATTTTGCTCGTATGGCTCAAAGAATGAGCCAATTAACATATCTTTACCAGCATCTCTTTCAAATCCTGCAAGGTTGATAGTTGGATCTAATAACGCAAACTGTGAACCGTCATCATTGATCATTACTTTACCCACAGTCTTATAACGAGATTTAGTTTCGTTTTGACTGTTAACGTAAGTTCCGTTTTTTACTTTTATATCGAATTGCATTTTTGACATTTACTCTTATCCTCTTTATTTAAAATCTATTTAGTTAAGCTTGCTGCGTATTCAATAAGCCATAACTTAGGGGCTATCCATATTTTCAATCCGTCAACGAGGAATGATATTGATATGAAAACAGTGATTACTGAGCCGAAACCACAAAGACACATCCCAAAATCCCACATTTCGTATCTATTTTTTTCGTTTTCTTTTCTGCATCTAGCGGCAGCCTTCCACAAAGCTAATGATGACAACAAGCTAACTATGAAAAATATTACATTCTCAACCATGTACCAAGCTAACAATTGCTGTATAACATCAGGTAACTCAGCAGCAAGAAAGTTACTAGCAGTGTCAATGCCGCTGTTAGCTTTACCTAATAACTCACCTAGAGCTTTCTGTAATTCTTCGTTCATATTCTTCCTCCTATTTAATTATTTAATTTCTAGCTTTAATGCCAGTATTGATTATTTTTAATTCTACTTCTGATAACTCACCTCTCGCCTCTTCTATGGCTAATTCATCACCACTTTCAAAAATAGCCTTGTATTGAAAAAACATATCACGGGCATCTTTCAATATTGCTGCAACTTTTGTTTTATGTCCTTTAGGGAAGTTTCTGTAAATATATTGAGATACATCTTCTTTATCTCTAAATTGCTCTATATAACCCCATAATATTAATGGTTCGCTATTGCCTTCATAAAGAGAATTAAATTTTTCAGAGTATTCTTTATTCTCATCCTCTAAACCCTCGTTGTTGTCAGTGTTTAAATGATGGATAGCGTTGTTTAAGCGGTCGATTGCTGGCCAATACTTAGCAGCTCGTTTAACAACAGTTTTTCTAGCCATTTCATTCCAGTGAGTTTTCCACGGGCCGTTTTTAGCTTTAGAGGAATTCTGTATTTTACAAATATCATCATAAGACATTTCATCAGTTAGATAATCACCGTGACAAGTCTTAACTGTACAGTAAGCGCCAACCACATTACCCCTGTCACCAAATGGGCTATAGGAATGCTCAGGCGCTTTATCTAAACCTTTATTCGAGTAAGTGTCCTTGCTGTGTACTAATTTACATTGACCCCACAATATTGATCCTGTACTCATCGCTAAATGCATCAAGCCCATGTATGAAATATCTAAACAAACTTTTCCGTCACGAGGAACTAAGTAAGCGTGTTTGTTTGCAGGGTTTAAGCTAACGCCGATAGATGCAACATTGATAATTGCAGCCTGCAGGCTTGCAGGATTTTTAGATGCGGTATCAAGTAAAAATTTATTACTATTAAATGCCTGAATAGCAAACTGCTTCTCTTTTTCCCACGATATTTTTTCATCAGTAAGAGCTGGTAAAAAGAAAGATTCTTGCTGACCTATGTATGTTATTAAATCACTCATCATTTCCCTCGATATACTTCCAATGCGTCATGCTATGACTTTGAAGGTCATTAATTACATTATCAACACTTGATTCTTTTTCGCAAAAATCAACTATGCGATAACTAGGCCCGTAACCAAATGCGCTCTCTTTCTTCCCTATAATTGCTTTTATTTCTTCTGGTGGATTTATTTCTAATGTTAACCATTCCATTTTTATTCTCCTTTATCAAGCTGACTCAGAACAATAAATCAGATTATTATCAGAATCACATAGCACAGTATCTTCATACATATAATTCAATACATGATATCTAGTAGCTCTCATGTCATTCTTGGCCTCGAAACACTCAACTACACAAGCTGAATCAATGTCGTAATTAGCACGACCATCATATATAAAATAATTTTTCATTTTTATCTCCTTTAAATTAGTTGCACCGCATTTTGATATTTATCTACAGGTTGTGTGGTTGCGCCCTAATCACCTGACTTGAGATTAATATTAAACTATATTTGACTTATTGCAAGTATTAATTTAATATTTATTACATATTAATCAATCAAGGAATAAACATGGCGAACGCAGTAGCATTAAACACTAATATAGATAAATTATTAAAGGAGCTAGTTAAGCGAAGGAAAGACTCTGGCTCTTTAGTTGATAATAAAGTAAAGGTTGTAGCTGACTTAATAATGAAAGCACATAAAAAGGAAATCAAATAATGTATAAACTATTCTTAAAATTAGAAAAGAAACTTAACGATTTTTTAGAGGTTACATACGAGGGAGAGTATAAATGATGAGCATCAATCACATTGGCAAAGAAGAAATAAGTCGTAGAAAAATAACATCTGATGTTAAAAACGATACTGACAGCCTAATCTTTGAAGATACCAAGTCTAACAATAAGAATGCAGCAGCTTACAGAGGTGTTCGTAATTATGAAGATGACAGACTTATTGCTAATATGGAAAATCTTAGTGATAAAGATTACTTTGAAGAATTATATAATAGCATGGAGTGTTAACAGCCAGATAAAACTAAGCCCCTTAATTGGGGCTTTTTATTGCGTGTTATTTGTCATCTAATTTTTCTACCAATCTCGTATGAATCCCGTTATCAATAAACTCTTGCTTTGCTTTGTCAATCAAACCATGAATTAACCCGTTACGCCTTTCGAATCTATAAGCTGAGAACTTAAATGATAAGAATCTATTTAGTAGTTGTATAGTGTGTTCGTTGTTAAATTTCATTTTTTATTTTCCCTGATACTAACTAAAACCCACTGTATTTATCTATTTTTATTACCTGAAAGAACGGGACTGAGTATTTCTTTTTTGTACTAGATAACACAATTATTTTTGGAAACTTGCCAGAAATATCATACTCATCAATCAAACCCTCCATCACATGTCCTGACTGATAATACTTAATTGTTTGCGCCATCCTGCTATCGTTTAACGACTCTTTTATTTTCTCTATAGCTGCATTTATATGCTCGTTAACTTCCATTTTAATTCCTCCAAGACGATATCACTTCGTAAATGTCACTTTCGTGTCTACTCACTATGGCATCAACGACCTGAAAAGCTAAAGCCGATTCATACAGAGGATCGTCTTTTTTGTCTTGGTTAGAGTATGCAAATTCAGAGTCTTGTTTAGCCATGCATTTTGAATTATAACCTGTCGCAACACAAGCTAAAGCGACCTCTGGGCAGTCTCCGTACTCAGAGGTTAACTGAGCAATCTTCAAGCTAATATCTGCGGCTAGCTTTAAATCTACCCCATGATGCTTTAAGTCTGCTCTTGCTGCCTCTACATCTAGTTCATATCTTGTAAATGGTGTACTGTCTGAGTAATTCATGATAATTCCTTTCTTTGAGTGAGGCTTAATCATACCAACAAGCTCCGATAATTATTTTTAAAAAGTGTAACAAAATATTTCTTTCGTTATTAAATTTCATTTTTTTTACTCCTTGTGTGTAGCCGTTAACTGCTCTGAGCAAGTCTTGATGATAAGTTCGCACTCATTACCCTGATCATCATAAAACCTAACAGAGCCGTCATTCGTAGCCCTAACACTAAACTTAGCCTTTTTTGTTGATACGCTGATAATACTAGCTCGCTCATCATGACATGTTCTAGTCACTGTCATGCTACCAAAATCAAAACCGAATTTATTATTCATCCTACACCTCCATTAATTACTAAACTAAACCCATGTAAATTTGCTTTCTTTCTAGTCGCTACCTCTGAACGCCCTATTTTCTCAGCTATTTCATTTGCTGGTAATATTCCTGCGTTGTCAGCTATTACTTTTAATTGCCAATCATGCCAGAGCTGTTTTTTTATTTTTCTGTTGTATTGCTGCATTTTTACTTTCCTTGCTCATCATTATTTGAATTGTTTACGTTGAAATACTCATAAGCCCAAGAGGTATCATTTAATATCTCCATCAATTCGGGTAGTGTACACCAGTCAGGCGCTATTATTTCTTTTTCATTAAGCACGATTACTCTCCCAATTAAAGGCTATCATACTGCCACCGCCTTCACGTAATCTATCAACGCAACGCTCACCGATAACGTCTTTAATGCCGTTAATATCAAGATTACTGATCAATACAGTTTGCTTCATGTCTTGGTATCGTCCGTCGATGATATCGAATATAAATAACTTTTCAGTATCGCTACCAAATTGAGACCCAACTTCATCGAGTACCAACAAATCAAGATCAACAAAGTATTTGATCAAATCCTCTTCTGTGTTTTCACTATCTCTAGCCCAAGTGGATTTTAAGTGGCGTATCAAATCAATAACTTTAATTATCTCGCAACGATTATTATCAACTAAAGAGTCTAGCATTGCGGAAGCGAGCAGGGTTTTACCAGTGCCAACACCACCAACCATGATCATGCTTTTTTGACTTGGAAACTCTTTCACGAACCTCTCGCAATCGCTCTTGGCTTTGGCTTGTCCGTCACTAGTGCAAATATAATCATCAAACGTCTTATATAGATTGCGCTTTGATATACCAGCGTTAACACGGTTGCTCTCACGGAGTTTATTTTTGTATTCTATATCACGGGCAGCGTCATCCTTTTCTTTTTGTAATTTTGCTGCTGCGTCAGCTTCATCAACACAAGCACAGCAGTTATCAAACACCCAGCATTTACCTCCGCCTATTTGCGCATATTTAACTTTATAGTCACCATGCTTTTCACAATGTTTGACCTCTGGATCATCTGGCATAGATTTAAGAGTTTTCATTAGAATTTTCCTGATTGATAATTTTGATTTTCAAAAGTGTGTGTTGATTTAGCTTTTTGGTCTGGCGATAAATTTGCATACCATGACGATCTAAACCCTGACCAACTATTTTCAGCAGAAACTTTAACAGCATCAGCAACGCTCAAGTTTGCTTTTGTCGCTTCTGTTAAAAATCCTGCCAATGCTGTCTTTGTATTAGCCGCTTTCTTCTTAATCCTGACTTTAATCCAATCATCTAAAATATCTTTATCAACACCAAGCAATAACAATTCACTTTTAAAATTAAATGTAGGAGCGTCAGCGACAAGATCCTTAGTTACTTCTTTATTATTATCACTCTTATTCTTTGTTTTATTCTTATTCTTATTCTTTGTATCTGCTACGTTTGCTACCTTTTGCTTGCATTTGCTAGCATTTGCTACCTTTTGCTTACCTCCCTTAGAGCCAGCAATGGCGCGCCTTTCGCATGTTTTATTGTATTTTTCATCATCCCTGATAAACTGGTTTTTGAATGGTGAAAACGCTATTTTAACGATACTATCTATCGGAAAATCATCATCGTGCTGATAGGCTTTTATAGCTTTAAATAAGACTCCAGCTTGCCCGTTAGTTAGATCATCAAGTATATCTAAGCTGTCGATATGCAATAAAAATGACTTCTTTTTATTACTCATATATAATTACCTTCTACTGATTAATTGAGCCGCTATCGCAAAGCGGTTTTTTTATGCCTATAAAACCACTATTGAACGCGCGATTTTTGGTGCTCTTTTTATGTAGCCTTTCTTTTCAATTAAATCTAAATAGCCAGTAATTGAATTAGCAGAAGAATAGCCGAGTATACTCCTTAATTCTTGGCATGTTGGTGGAAAGCTATTTTTATTAATAAACTCTTTTATGGCACTCAGTACAGCCTTTTGCTTAACAGTTAAATCTTTCATTAATTAATTCCTATTTAGTAAACCTGTACAAATAATTACATGTCTTTATAGACAAGTCAAATATTAATTGCTATTGTTAATTCATCAACGATTTAGATAACGTACTATAAGGAGAATAAAGATGCATAAATATATAGTTGGCTGTTCTGGCGGTAATGATTCAATAGCCAATATTCAGCTAATGATAGATAAGGGTTTAGATTTTTGTGTTGTTTATAACAATACAGGGTGGGCGCGTAATGATTGGCCTTTGAGGATTAAAAAGATTGGCGAATGGCTGCTTGGTTTAGGTGTTACTTTTTATATAACAAAATCAGAAGGGCTTGAGGCTCTTGTTCGTAGAAAAAAAGGTTGGCCGATGCCAGCAAGCGCGATGCAGTTTTGTACGCAAGAGTTAAAAGAAAAGCCAAATAATGAGTTGCTAGAGAAAATAGATCCCGATTTAGACTTGATATGTGTTACCGGTAGAAGAAGAGAGGAAAGCCTGAACCGTGCTGACTTAGCCGAACATCAAGAGGAAAGTAAAAAGCATGGTGGGCGCGATGTTTGGAACCCATTAGTTAGGTATGACGAGGTTATGCGTGATGAGCTAATTAATAAAACACCTTTTAAACCATTACCTCACTCATCAATGGAGTGTTACCCGTGTGTTTGTGCTAATAAAACAGACCTCTCAATGATGCCGCTTAACGATCCGAGAATTGATTTAATAGAAAGCATTGAAATTGAAATGGGTCACACCAGAAACGACAAGCCAAGAACTATGTTTAGGCCTTACCGCGTTGGTGGGGGGGTCGGTATTCGGCAGGCTGTTGCTTGGGGCAGAGGTGAAAGAGGGTTTAAAAGCCAGTACGTACCAAATGAATATAAATTAAAAGGCGAGCAGTGCGTTATGTTTGAAGGTGTTTCTGATGTGGCTTATGAAACGGAAACTAAAGAAGGTAGAGAGTTTGCTAGACAATGTGATGGCGGTTACTGCGGTAGTTAATTTAACAAACTATAAAGGAGAATAAATATGTTAACCGATTTAGAGATTTGTAAACGTATAGCTGATATTGAAGGTGTGACTTTACGCCAAAATAGTTTTACATGGTCAAGAATAAAGCACGGAGCTATAGAATGTGAAAAAGATGAATACAATCCACTAACAGATGATGCTTTATGTTTTAAGTTGATGATTAAGCATGATGTCATTCCAACATCAATAATCACATGTAATGGTAAAGAGCACTTAATTAATAAGAAATTAATACTTGGCAATAGTGTCGTATCACCTAACAAAGCTATATGCCTAGCAATAATAGAAGCTAACAAGGCGTAATCATGACCAACAAACAATTAATGGCAAAGCATTTTCGATTATGGGTTGAGGCTCATATAGCAGGTAATGAAACTATTGAGCATAAGAAAGCGTTTATTAAGTTTAAAAATTTATTTGAGGGGGAGTGAAGGTGACAACATACCGTGATATGTACGAGAAAGAAAAACTAAGAGCTGACTTATTACAGGATGATTTAAATAGCGTTGATATTTTACATTTTGACGAGTGTGCAAGTCTTAACGCTGAGTTAGCTTTAATCAAGCAAGAAAACGAAAGACTTAAACGTAAATTAAAATTAAAAGGATGTCATTAATGAGAGTTAGAAAAAAAGAAACATCAGTTAAAGCAGTGTTAGTTTATTTAGTGTCGGCAATTATGAGTCTGAGTTTTATTTATTATGTGGCGGTGATAGCATGATTAATTTAAGCTCTAATATAATTTATTCAGACCAGTATATCGAACCTAAAGGAAGCGAAGGGCGTTATTACAATTCAAAGCCAGCAGGGGTTATTTTTAAAAATGAATGCGTTGCTTTGTGGCTATCAGGCAAGTTTAAAAAAATAGCTGATGTGGCTAACACAAAAGGCGTTAATTGTAGTACGTTAAAGCACTGGATAAGCGAAGCTAAAAAGGGCAATAAAAAATGAGTACAGAAGCATTTAAAGAACAGTCAAAAGATTTTATTGTTGGCAGAGTTGAAACAGCAACACATTATAGCCCTATAGCTGTATTTACTATTCATAGACGCGGTAAATTGTGCTTATCTGCTGTGTTCGCCAATACCGCCAACACTAAACGCATGATTGACAATCAACACCATGATTTAGTTGGCGTATTTAATGGTGATGAGTCAAAAGGAGCGATAACTCAAAGCCTGAACAAAGCACTTAGGAGGAAAATATAATGAGCGAAAAAACAATATTTACACTGAGAATGGCAGCGTTTATTATATTTATAACTGCAGTGTGTTTGGCATGAAAATAAACCTACTTAAAACTGCTAACGGAAAGTTATGGCCTGCTGATGAAGATGCAGAGGAGGCTGTGAAATCTATGGGTAATGGTGAGGTTTATTCTTGTGATGTTAAGTTAAATCAGAATTATAAGCTTCATCAAAAGATATACGCTTTCTTTAAGTTTGTTGCTCAACATTACTATGGCGATTTAAATCCGACAAAAGACCAGATTAATTTAACGAAAAAGAATTTATTGATTGGTGCTGGTTATTGCAAGCAAATATTTCATCCTAACGGTCAAACATTCGAGATTGAGCCTATGTCATTAAAGTATGAAAAAATGCCGCCAGATGAGCGCTCAAAGTGTTATAAGGCCGTCACTGATTCAGCGTTAATGAATGTATTTAGTAAATCCACTGATGAAAATACAATTAACCAGTTAATGAATTGGTTTTAAATTAACTTGACAGGCTTTTTATTTAAGCTAGGATTAAACAAAACATATAGGGTTTGAAATGCATACAAATAAAGGTTTCGATTCAAAAGTTACCTTGTGTGCAGGTCAAATATTAAACAATATATTACAATTTAATAAGGAATAAGTATGTTAGACGCAAACGCAAGATACATTCGCAAAGGGATTAAGTTCTTTGTGCATGGTCATGTTGATAAAAACAGTGCTCTTGTTGCTTTAGGCGTTAAATCGAATCATTACTACTTATGTAAAATGATGGATAACTCAAATAAGAATCCAAGATTTAGTATAAAGGTTAACGGTAAAGTTCATGTAGTTAAATACAAATGCGACTACTCGTTTTTAGTATATCAAGGCACTCCAAATGGTAACGGGTTTATACGAGATAAAGCTAAAAATGCTTGTGAGAATTTGATTGGAGGGTTTAATAACACTTATTGGGGTAGACGCTCTGAGGTTTTAAAATAAATTTGTGTAAGCCTGTACGGAGAAGCATGAAAACAACTAAAAAATTAGCCCTTAGCTTAGCCCTTACTGGTATTGGGTGTACAAACTTATCAGACGCTATCAGCGCTAGCCTATCCAACTCAATGAGTGCGAGCATGCTAGATGAAGTTAATGAAAACAAGATAAACGCAAGAAAGAGAAAAAAGTTATTACGTGAATTAGCTCGCAGACAAGCGCGACTAGATAAAATTAACACTAAAAACTAACCAAATACACACGATGCACAAATTCGTGCATCAGAATAGCCCGCTCAATGCGGTAAAGAGGATTTATGAGTATACCAAAAGAAAAATTTAGCTGTACTGAGAATACCGAAGATGGTGGCACACATCTATGGCTTAATAATGAAGATAACGAACCTTCGATCCATGTGTTAGGCCAATGGGAGGGGAACTATAGAAAAGAGCTTGTAGTTTGTTTGGATGCTAAGCAGCTTCAAGATTTCAAACGCCAAGTAGCAGCTCTTTAATTCGCCAGAATAGCCCAATGGATAAAGCATGTTAGAAACTGAATACGATGAACAAACTAAGCAAGCGTTAAAAAAAGCTAATGAACTTCTTAGTGATTATGCAAAACAATTTCAGTCTAAATATGGTCATTTTAAAGTTCATGAATATCAAAAAGCTTGGTTGAACGATGAAACTCGGGCGGCAATATTATATGCAAAAACTAGGATTGTTTCTTTGGCTACACCTAGACGAATACTGATTTGTGAAGACGAATTTATTTTTAAAATTGAAAATTTTCAACGGAGAATGTTTGAAAGCAAGCCAACTGATCACACCAATCAGCGCGATCATGGTTGGTACAACAAGTTTAATAAAACGAATAAACGCAAGAATTTTGCAACCAAATAGTCCGTAGGAGATAAATTATCTTATATCAAAAACCAGTTTTTCACAGCGAAATGAGATTGTTCGATCCTAATGGTGTCAGGCTTTATCTCACCAAGAAAGAGCTTAAAGCTTTTATGCTTGAGACAAAAAAAGAAACACCTATTAATAGGATGTACTGTCATTTGCTTTATTACACTGGCTGTAGGTCTAGCGAAGCTATGCAATTAACAATGGATAGAATAGATTTAGACAATAACATAATCAGAATTAAAACCTTAAAGCAGCGAAAGACGGACAGTAAAGGAAGGGTTAAGCACGACAAATATAGAGACATACCCGTACCAGAGGAGTTAATTGACAGTCTTGATTTGGTTTTCCATGTAAGAGATAAGCAAAAAAAGAAAAAGGATAAAGCCTTGTTATGGGCTAAATGTAGAACAAGCATGTACCGAGTTGTTAAGAATGTTATGGAGCGAGCGGGTATAAAGGGCGCTATGGCTACATGCAAAGGATTGAGACACTCTTACGGAGTGTCAAGGATAACAGCAGATAAGCCAGTTCCTTTACATATACTTAGCCGTTTAATGGGGCACTCTTGCAGTAAAATAACAGAGGTTTATCTACAGGTATTGAATGAAGAGTATTTAACCATAGTTAACGACTCATGGGAGTGAGCATGAAAATAATGTCATTACATAAACAAGATCAACACTGCGCTTTAGAGTGTTGCGGTAAAGGGTTAAAGCGACTTGATTTAGTTAATAAGATGAATAACAAGTATTATGAATTACATTGTGGGCGATTGTATAGGTTGCATGTTGCGGCTATGAGATGGATAAGAGGATTGGTTAATGGCAAGGCAAACTAAAATAACTAAATCAGCAAAAGGTGAAGATTGCACTTTACTGCTAGGTAACTGTTCAGGTAATGAAACTGTTGTTTTATGTCATATTGGTAAAAATAGAGGGATGGCTATCAAGTGTAGCGATCATTTTGCTGTATATGCGTGCTCTAACTGTCACGATGTAATTGATGGTAGATCGCCAGCGCTATATGGCGATGGCATGGTTGACAGTGCAAAAATGTACGCACTAGAAAGGACTCAACAGAAACTAATTGATAAAGGGTTGTTGGTGATAGCATGAGTAAAATGATTATAGGAATAGATCCAGACAGTAAAGCGCATGGTGTGGCTGTTTATGTTAACGGAGGATTAACAGATTTAAAGTCCATGCAATTACTTGAGGTGCACGACATGTTAACCTTCGGCTTTGATGGCGGCATGAAAGATAATTGCGAGGTTCATATAGAAGATGTTTGCGCTAATAATTCAGCATTCCAGAAAGGAGGCATTAAAAATGCTAAAGCTGCTACAGCAATAAATAGAAGTGTAGGTAAGTGCCAGCAAGCGCAAATAGAGCTAGAAAGGCTTTTTGAATATCATGAGATAAAAGTAATTAAACACAAAGTCTCTAAGATGTGGAAAAAAGACAAGTTGCAGTTTGAAAAAATAACTAGATGGGAAGGTAGGAGCAATGAGGATACAAGAAGTGCTGCATACTTTGGATGGATAGGAACTAAAAAATGTTATGGAAAAGAAAAACCGATTCAATAAGTTTCGGCTTTATATATGAGTTTTAAACATGGAAGTTGACGCGCCCTAATATCTCCATTAGGGCGTTTTATTAAAATATAGCTAACCATTTCCATGTAGGTGCTACTGAGTACCTAATAGCAATAAACTCTCCTGGATTAAGCACGAACTCACCACTTGTCAAGCCTGTGAATTGAGTTCCGTTAATAAATATATCTGTAACTGTGCCGCCCCATATAGTAACTCTTTGTTGTTGACCTGTTGTGTTTGTGGTTGCAGCATCCGAAGCCAGTACAGCAGGAGTTGTTTGCCCTGAATATCTACCTTTAACCAGTAGTTTTGTGTGATCAGTTCCTGTGCCGAAAAAGTTTCCTGTATATAATTCGCTGTAAGCCCTAGCATTAACCACATTATCAATAGTGACTCCACCAACGTTTGAGCTCAATACATTAAACATCGAGTCGCCTGATGGTTGCGCGTCCCCTATCGGATCTCTTATATCAATAAATCCATTCGTAAATAATATTCTGTTAGCTCCTACGTCATCAACTGTAACCCCTACCGTTGTATTTTCTATGTCGTAAGTGGTGAATGTAGTAGCTAAGCTCGCACCAACTCCATCAAAAGTTATCCCGGTAAATGCGTTAGAGTAAGAACCGCCCTTAAAATCACAAAAAACCGTTTTTCTGCACTGTAAAGCCTTCCCAAAATTGGGTTTGCCAACAACAACATTCCCATTAAATTCTGAATCAAACAGCCAGTTTACTTGCAATGATACTGCGTTTGATGAACTAGTCGAGTTCGCATTAGAAAAAAAGCACTGAGTAAACTTAGTGTTTCCAATATTATCTGAAAAATCAGACAATCCTATACTGATCCCAACATCTGGAATATCAGTAACAAAACCAACACTATCAATCTTACCAAAAAAGTGATCTGGCCCTGCAGCACTACCGTAGAATGATATGGCTGGCGCTACCAGACTGCTAGATATGAACTGATCAGCATATGGGTTTCTTCCTGTGATTCTCGGCATCCTTCTATTTGGGTTTGATGCTACACTAAACAGAATACGACCACTTGAGCGATTAAATCCTTCAAGCGTGGCCTCATGATCGTTTACTGTAATAAAATTAACAAATGCATTTATTGCCGCATCGTCGTTTGTGTTGTCACCTTTTAACCCCATCGACTTACTGTGCACCACCCCATTAACAACTAAGCTAAATTCATTTCCGTTTGCGTCTGAGTATGTAGCTGTATTAGTATCTGATGGCTGTTGGCTTGGTGTTATAGTATTTCCAGTAGCTTTTACACTAAAAAGCACATCACCTTTCACCCTGTACCCTGTAAGATCTTTTATTTCCCCCACTTGGACAGGTACTGTTGAGTTCAGCAAGCTAGTTAACAATGACTTGAAAGGATTAGCAAATAAAGAATTTACCGCCAAACCTTCGCCAAAATTGGAGTTATTTATTGTATAGATAACTCCATTCAAACTAACCTGAGTGTTAACTCTAGGCTTGCTTGCTTGTAAATCTACTAGTGTGGAGAATATACCGCTAGTTACTCCGTTACTCATTGTTGACATAATAATATCCTAATTTAATTTAACCCAAGAGCCAGCAGATAAAGCATGCCCCGAATATATATCTGGCAATCCTGACGTATCTATATACGTCTGCCCTAAAAAATCCGGCACTAACGCACCGCCGGGAGCACCGCTTCCAGACTTGGCGTAAAATAATGATTTGTAAGTCCCTACCGATGCTTTGTCCAGTCCACTAGTTCCACTAAACCTATAAAACGACGCGCCATGATCATTAAACTCCACAGCGTTAGATATGCGACAAAAAGCAGCTTGACCGCGCGAGTCATAAGAACCATTATCATGAACAATATCAAACCCTGTGTCTTCTACTTCACCTTCGATTTGAACATTACAGCCAAGACGTAATATTTCTTGATCTGTAGCCTCTAAACCTGGAACAGCGGTAAATAAAATGTCTGATCCTGTTATTCCGTTAGCGCGAACAGTGGCGTTAAATGTAATTTTCTGACCTTTCAACGCTCTTGGAGGTTTACCATTAAAATTACAGTCCTCATCAAACACCATAGACCCTGTACAGGCTACTGATATAATAGGGTTGCTAGTTGAGTTGTTTTCCCACAAACAAGAAGCAAAACCCCAATCACGCCAGTAAAGCAACGGCAATCCAGCTTGATCTACAGTATCAGACTGGAAGAATGTCGTACCATCACGCGGAAATGTACAGTTAGTCCACGCCCAATTCCCAAACAAACCCTTAAACGCGTCCGCGCCATTCTGAACGTTAAGTGTAGTACAACGAAATAAATCGCCTGTTTTAACGTTAGTGAATGAGATGTTTTTGCAACCTATGTTTGATATACCAAACCCTAAAGCCTGTAATTCTGAATCAATATAGCCGTTAGTAAATGATATATTGCTAGACCCTGAAATCTGCCATTGAAATTTAGAAGGAGCAGGAGATGCCGCATTCCACTTGCTCGTAGCTTGAGCCATGTAGAAATTTGTTATATTAACTTCGCTAGATTTTTCAATCTGCAATAAATTATCGTTTAACTGAGAATCGTAGTTAACAACTTTAATGTTTTTAGGGTTGCCCTCTGCTGACACTAAGCCAACGTTTGACCCCCTAACAATTAAATTTGAAATATTAATGTTTGATGTTTCGTTTGCTGTATCAAAGCCAGCAGCAGGAACCTCAACACCACGAATATAAAACGAGAACAATTTACAATCGTTAATGTAAATATTATTAGCGAATACATTTCTTGTACCGTAAAGATTATCTGTTTTGTCTTCACCTAGCCATACCAACCCTTTTGAGCCTTCAGAGCTTAGATTATTAAGATAAACACCGTCAGCGCCAAGTGTAAATATACCTGTTGCACCTCTCGCGTTATCATCAACTTTAGATCCGATTATTTTAAACCCACTAAACCTCACATTACTAACACGCAAGTTATTATAAAACACAATAAATAAGTTAAGTGTATCGTCAGTAGTTGACATAATAAATTCAGTACCACCAGACCCTATAATATTTGTATTACTGGGTACATTAACCGCTGATGAGTCAATCCAGAACTTTCTGTCTGGTACGGTTAGCGCTGTAATCGCACCCCCCGCAAAGTCTGTCATAGCATCAATTAATGCTTGAGTGTCATCAGTTCCAGACTCAATAACAACTTCGCCATTTGCATTATATGTGTATACGGCATCACCTTTAGCTCCGTAATCTCTAACTAAATCTTTAATCACTGCCGATGTGTCAATTGCGCTTACTGTTACAATTGAACCATATTGAACTTCAACCTGTGAGCCAGCTATTAAACCTGTAGTAAGTGTAATAACCCCTGTTTGTTGGCTATAACTATAATCACCGTTTGATTCTATCTGCATTACACCGTTTATAATCAAATTCAATCCAACGGGTTTAGCGACAACGTTAATTGAAGTTGCACCCGATGTAAATGTAATTAGATCTTTTGTGATAACTAAATTAAAAGCATCATCAAAAGGATTTGCGGTTTGAGCTACTCGTTTAGCGTTGATTGTGTCGTTTGAGTCTGCTTCTGCCGCGGTAGGAAACAAGTAAGCATCGTAAACCTGATCTAAGTGTGGAATAAATAAGGTTGTACCGTCCGTTGTTATAAATCCATCAACATCTAGTTCAGCCTTATCAAGTAACGTCCCACCTGTTGAGTCAGTAGCCATACTAATCGGATTGGTTGTATTGGGCTGATAGAACTTTAAAAACCAACCGTCTTGCTCATCGTACTGCGGAATTATTCCCGCTATTGGTGCGTATGCCATTTAGTTTTGCTCCTGTGTAGAAACTACAGCGCTAGCCGCTGCTGATGGTTGTAGTATTCTTAGTAAATTCTGCCTTACTGGTTCAGGTAATTCTAGCGCTCTGTTGTTCGCTATTCTCTCAGCGGCACCTCTGAACGAGTCTGCAACTAGTGGCAGTCTCTCCATCGCACCTGCTAACCTCTCTACTGCTTGAGCTGACGGGCCTCTTCCTTGTTGTGTTCCTCTTACTGGCTCTCTTATTCTTGAAATCTCAAGCATAGAGTTAAGGAAGCCTCTTTCTTCTTGTGAAAATAAAACTCTCAACTTGTCCCTTCCGATTCTTTCGAGTGATCTTTCAAGTTGCGCTCTGGACAATGCCTTTTGGCCTGACACTTCTGGCAGAGATTGGTTTGCTATTCTCTGCATTGCCTCAGCCCTCAAATCATTCCATGCAGCAATCCCGGCAGGGTTATCATCGAGCGTTAAGTATCTTTTTATTTGCTCAAGGTCGGTGCCTCTTACTCTTCTAGCTAAAACAGCCTCATCCAAAAACCTCTCTGGATTTATTTTGTTTTCAAGAATATCTCGTAAGAGATTAGATTTTCTTTTATCGAATTTATTAGCCTTAACTCTGGAAAGGTCTTTTTCAAACTTAGCTTTCATCGATCGAGCGTTATCAAAAACATCCTCGCCAACATCTCTTGCTACATCATTATCTAGTGCGTCTTTAAATTCAGCTAGCTTTTTTCTGCCGAATGGAGATAAAGAATCAAACAAAGAGTTAAGGTCTTGCCTTATAGATTCCGCTGCAGAAGCATCTATACGAACGTCAGAGTTTAATTTTTTACCACTCAAAACTCCTTTTTCCCTTAATATATCCCTAGTAGCACTAGGTAGTCCGCCTGTGGCGCTATCAGAGCCTGAAATCTTTCTTATTTGCTTAACTAGATTTTCAGGTTTTACTATTTTTTCAGTTCCAGCGATATCCCGAGCTGTTTTATATGCATCTCCGATTGCAGCATCAAGATCTACCGCTTTATCTCCGATAAAATCAAACACGGGACTGTTAGATGGGTTGGATGTTCCGCCCGTTTGAGTTATTGCATTTTCAAACCTACTAACTAGCACGTCCTCTTGACCCTCTAGAATTGCGCTAACTCTTCCTGTGCTTTTTGCTAGCTCTTGCTGAGCCTGAAAGTCGGTTATATCACCAGTAACTTGCGCTCTAGTTGGTGTTAATCCGTTTTCCTCTAGGAATACTTTTCTAGCTTGTTGAGATGCATCTAAGCCTACATCACTATCTACAGCCCTAATAACGTCATCAAATGTCAGCCCTGATTCGTCTAATGTCGATTGAAACTCTTTAGACGGAGTGCCTGCACTGTTAACTATCGGAGCTTTAGGTGCTCGACCTGTTAGCTTCCGGAATAACTGACCGCCAATGCGACCAATGACAGGGAAAGCCAGTTCAAGGCTACCCGCAACAGCGGCACCAATACCTGCTCCTTTAGAAATATCTTGATCTGTACCTTTTGCGATTGTCGCACCTTGCGCCCCTCCTAAACCTGATGAAACTAGAACTCTTGTTGGTAATGAGGCGATATTCGCCACACCTATACCTGGGACAACAAAAGGCACTGCTTGCCCAGTCGCTGTAGATATTGGCCTTTGCTCTCTTAGTAACGACAATGCTTGCTTTTCTGCTTCTGTCTCTTCCTCACCCAAGCCAAGGAATCGACCCAAATCAGCGACCGTTTTACCTGCGCTTATCAGTGCAGACTCTAAAGCCCCTGTTTCTGAAGCTTGTTGTTCTAGCAGTTTTTGTTGCTCAGCACCTTCATTGATTTGAGGCTGAACAGGCACGAAGCTACCAGTATCTAGGTCTATAACTCTGCCGCCAGCGTTATTTTGTGTATCTGGCTGAGAATGATCTGTTAGCGGCGGCTTATCTGCTGGTTTTCCTGTTGCTAAGTCTATAACTGGCATTATTGATCCAACCTTTCTATAACTTCTTCTATAGTTAAATTATTATCCACAGCAGTATCTTGTAAATCTTTCAAGGTGAATTCACCCTTTTTTGTTTGTACGGATTCATTGAAGTTAAAAGCAAAATCATCAGGCTCGCCGCCACCACCAATGAAATCATTGAATTGCCTGAACTCTCTTTTAGCAAACCAGTTAGCCCGCTGTAGTGATTTTAATCTGGATACATTGGCTTCTCTTGGATCTGTTAATGAACCGACAATATTCTGAGTGACTCCGAATTCAAAGTCCGTGGTTGGACCTTTGAAATTTTGCAATTGCTCTAGAGCTAACCTATTCAAAGCAGAATCTAAATTCCCTTCGTTAGAAACATCAATACCAGGAAGGACTCTTGCTAATTGCGTTTGAATTCCTGCAGCTAACCCCTCGGATGTTCTAGGATTACTAGCCAAACGCAAAGCCTCGAACAAGGGCTGTTGTGATCTGGCGGCGCTTCTGTTTCTATCGCCCAACCCTTTTTTAATCTCTTTAGAGCGAGATAGTCTGGCTTTTCTTTTTTCTTTCGTGGTGAATTGCTTCAACTCCTGTTGCTGCTCCTGATTTAGGGTCAACTTTCTAGCACCCTCAATAGGGACTAATTTAGCCTCACCAGTGTTAGGATCAAAAGTTGGTAAGCTAACCTGACCTGTTTGAGGGTCGGTTATAGGCGCGAACGATCTTGTTGCTACATCTGGCTTAGATCGGGCACTAGCAGGAGTTAAAGTGTCGTTAATTTCTTTACCTAGCAAAGCGAGACCTTCAGGCGTTTGTATCTGCGCTATATCTTCATCTATGCCTTGAGTCGGCACACCAGCATCTTGAAACTGCTGTTTTTGTCGTTGTAGCTCACCAAGTAGGGCTGCAGGGTTATTAAGTAGCGGACGTAAAGCTGTGGCGTAACTTGTAGCTATCTGCTGCGCTTGTTGTTGTTGGTTAGTTAGTTGAGATCCACCGCCAGCAGCAAATTCCGCTTGCTGTAATAACGCTGGTTGTTGTGCCGCTTCTAATTCAGCTTGTCGTTGTGCCTGCTCCAATTGAAGAGGTGCAAGATCTCTTAGCTGGTTTAGCAAGTCAACGTTTTTCAAGTTAGTTAAAGCTTGATTGAATCGCTGCCCTACATTTATAGTAGGCGCAGGAGTTAAGCTTATTCTTGGGTCGATCGCCATTTTTTAACCTCCGAATGTGCCGCTAGGCAAGCCAGCAATAGTGGCACCTACGTCAAATATATTACCTACCGCACCAGTTCTGGCATTTTGAGCGCCAACGATACCACCAGCTTTAGCAGCAGCTCCGCCAGTAAGTAAATCAGCTACACTTCTTGCTGTGTTTTGCTCTATTCCTGCTTGTTGACCTGCTACGTTTTGACTAATACCTAGTAAATTAAGTATATCTTGCCTTTGTCGATCAATAAGTGGTTGAGATGCTAGCGTTGCGTTATTAGTTAATTGCTGAAGTGTGTCACCAGCAGACAATCTACCTCTAGAAGCAGCACTTTGATTTGTTTGTGTGTTTAGATTTTCCAAGCCTAATTTAAATAAAGGATTAGATTGAATGAAATCGAATTGTTGTTGAGGATTGCCAAGAAAACCAGCTAAGTCTATACCCTGCTGACCTACACCAGTTAAAGGATCGAATAGTGCTTGAGCTGCTTGACCAGACTCTCTTATTTGACCAGCCTGATTAATAGCTTCTTCTTGCTGGATTCTTCCAGCTTTTTTTCTGGCTTTTGCATCTTCGCTACCAGTAAAAACGTTTCCTAATTGAGATAAAAAACCCATACTATAAACCTTATTTAATTAATGTTTATTGCTATGAGTCCGAAGAGGTTATTCAAGCAACACCATTTTACCATTGTTTGTTAGTTATCGCTAATCACGTTTCTTTACCCGAAACGGTAAAATAAACAGAGTTAGCTGCGTTACATTCTGTGTACAAAGATCCGCCAGGAGGTATTGTTTGCCCATCTATTCCTGTCGCTAAATCTATATCAGCCCAAATAACAATTCTGAACGGTCTTTGCGGATTAACTGGCGATGAATCCTTATCAACAATATAAGCCTTGTAGCTCTTGTTTGATGTTGAATTGTTCGCCGCAGTTACCGCAGTAATTATCGTTCCGTTACCTTTTTCCGGGGCTGTGTATAGCGCCTCTGGCGTATCAGCTACAGTGTTAGCTTTGTTTGTAAATAAGCTTATTGATGTTGCCATTACCTTTCCTCTACAATGTAGTAACTATCAGTTTCCGCTGTAACATTGGTTGTACTTGTTTGGTTTGCAATCTCTAACTTTATGTAATCGTTTTGATCTAGCGTTGTATTTATGTTTACACCAAAAAAAGCCACATCACGACCACCAACCAGAGCATTGACCTGTCTGGACTGATCTAAAACAACAGAAAATGAAGATGCTGAATCATCCCACTTACTAACCCTTAATGTTAAGACGTTGCCTGAGGCTGAATCAACAGTGAAATCAGCGACAACTTTATATTCTCGCGGTGTATTACCTAAATGCCTTAATTGATTGCCGCTTGGGTTATCAAAATGCTGTAAATCAGCAACGGTCCATAGCGTTGCTGCTAAATCCTCAAAAACACCAGTAGTATTAATTGTTGTTGCTACCTCAGTAGTGACGCCGATAGAGCCACCTTCAAAAGTGTTGGGCATACCATTGTTGTTGGACCAATCACAAACCAGCTCTGTTTCATCTATGTTCGGAGTTATGTTTGAATCTGTAGCGTCAAAAACACCATTTCTAGAAACTATCGCGCCAGTCATTTGCACTGTTGAAGGGGTGGTAAAGTTACTGGCCGCAAAATCAAAGAATGAAGCACTGGCTGGTAGGTCTATATTCATGTTAGATCTAAATCTAGATGCCATACTAAATCCAGCTCCAGCCTTAAATAACGAGTAAGCGCCATCTGTCAAGCTTCTTACTATAGAGGTGTCGATAAAATAACCACCAACCCATGTACCAGCCAGTGTTAACTCTGGCTGACCACCAAAACGACCAGTACCAACCTCTAAGCCTTGTCTGTACCCTGAAATTGTGCCTAGCGATGAGCAATCATTGTAGTTTATGCGTGAGAATTCAAAAGCATTAAATCCGGTAGCATCCGTTAAGTTATAAACTTGCGCTCCTGTACCTGTAACCTCAATAGCATAATCCATACCTAATAGATCGCCGCTACCACCGACAGGGGATGTAAACATAGTGTAATTAGCATCACTACAAATTAGCTTTGAAATATCAAAAGTAGAGCCGACTATACTCAATCCACCAGCAGGAACCTCTATACTTAATCCAGTCCCAGAAAAATCAATAACACCGTCCAAAAGGTACACTTTAGAGCTATCTATTGCCCCGCCTAGTGTGGTAGCTAAGTTATCTTGCTTTACTACGATGTAGCTATTAAAAAATTGAGTGTATAACTCTGTAGTATTCGCCTCTACTTTAGTAAATGCTGTAAAATAGTTATCACCTTGTTTCGCATCTGCAACACCTATAGTTAAGTTTTGTTGAGCCATTTAAACCTCTGTCATATCAATAGTTTGTTCAGTCGTGTCAATAGTAAACCCTGTCGTGTCGATAGTTACAGGTTTGTTGCTGCCTATTTGCTCTCTTATATCAAAAAGCTTTGATAGCGTGAATGACTCGGTTATATTTGTTTCGTTTTGATCTATAAAGTCAGTCCCGCCGCCCGTCCTTTTCCACTCCTGAAACATGTTAAATAAAATATCTTCAAATAATTTTCTCAACTGAGGGTTGCTGGATACTTCTTCAGGTATTCTTATGTGTGTCGGCGGGTTGACTCTATTAAATGTCATCTTGCCACAGCCTTAATATCAACAAGTCCTGAGTAAACAGCAAAAGGAACTGGATCAGATAAAGTTATTCTTGGGATTATTTCATCAGCGCTAGCCATGACATCAGCAGTAACATCTAGCGTGTTCTGCCCTTGTCTGCCCAATTCAACCCATTGCGAATGAGCAAATGAACGACCACCATCAAAAGACAACTCTAATAGCATTCTAGGATTAACGCCTTGACCAGTAATCAAACCAACCCCTTGCTCCATTATAAATTCAATGCTGGAGATTTTAATTCTTCGCCCTTTAATGTTACTAGGGATGTTCTTTCTAGTAATTGGTAACATTGTTCTGCGGCGTAACATTACATCTGAATCTTGCGTATACGTGTTATTCTCAAGCGTTAATAATTTACCACCCGAACATACAAAAGTTTTATCATAAGCTGATATTATTGAAGTGGCTGAATATATCCCGCCAACCGTACCGCTTTGCAATTCAAACCAGCCATCTTTACCGAGAGATTCATTTATCACTAGCGTTTTATTTTCACTAGGGAAGGTTATCATGTAGAAGTCTTGGCCTTGCAATGTAAATGTATTACCAATCGCATCTTCTATAGTTGTCATGTTTTCAATAGTGTTTGATATTCCGTCATCACTGATTCTTTCGTTTGTGCCACCAGATACGCGATAAATAGCCTTGTCATCACCAAGCCAATACAGTGCCCTGTCTGTATTTATTAGCGAATGAATAGCACCTAAGCCAACGCTAAACTCTTGACCTTCTATCCTGTCTATTGGTGGTCTTCCTACTCCTGAGTTATACCAAGGCTCAGTGGTTCTTACGCCGAATCTGTAAATCGTTTGATTAAAAGCGTAATCCCTAACTAACTCGTCAGGACTGGATTCTGCGCCGACACCGTCCAAGCCGTTAACGTCAAATGGATCACCAGGCTGAGCCATAAAACTAAAATCTGGGCGAGTATATATAAATTGATTGTTGATAATGGTTACTGAGATTGTGCCGACAATGTTAGGGTTTGTGTTTTCAGAGAATAAGTTAGTAAACGAATTGTAAACATAAACCCTATCTGAAACTATTACCAGGCTCTCACCGTCATTAGCAAAAATACACCTATCAGAGCCAGTGACAACGCCCTTTTTCAAGTGAATACCTAGAGAATTAACCTGATACAAAACCTTATCAACTACGCGATAAAGCACCTCTTTCATCCTGTGAGTGCCGCGCTCTTTAATCTCACTAACTGAGCTTAAAAACTTTTGACCAGGAAAGGATTGTAAAGATGATTGATCTTTAGCTTTTGGATTAACTTGTTGGTACATATTAATCGTTCTTGTGTTGCTAAGTGGCCTGCTCTTGTTTTCATAAGTGCCACCAACCACATTAAACGATACTGTTTGAAATGCCATTAAGGAGTTACCCCCTCAACACGCATGTAAGGAGCAGCACCATACCGCGCTTTTTTAGCCGCTTTATTTGCACCACGGATAACTGACTGCATTTTTGCAAAATATTTTGTCATTTGCTCAGGGTCTTCAAGGTAAACAAAAACCTGATGTAGTGCGCCGAACAGGTATATATTAGGATGATTAGTTATTACACTGTTAGTTTGGTTTGTTAGTGTTAACGGGTCTGGCTTTTTATAGTATTGTATTTGAATTGTGTATGATGAATCCGGCACACGATCGAACTCTATCTCATTACCTATCACACTAAAAAATCTTGGTTGTCCTGTCGTTGACTGTCTAAGTAACTGCTCTGGAGCTTGAAATTTAACATCGACCAATCCACTTCCAGTTTCTAACTGTATACTCCGTGACTTTTCAAAGTTAGGTGGTAGCTCTAAGTAACGACCAGAAATGGACGCTGTTGATACAAATTCCATATCTCTAGTTTCTAATTGCCAACCTTCATTGTTGTACATCTCAGTTTCAGCCAAGGCTATAAAATCAGGAATTAGATCTCCTATATCCTTCCTGTGGCTCCACGCCACAATACTTTTAACTAAATCGTCATAGGTTGATAGTGCCATTAGATAACGCCTTGTTTGGTTCTTAAGAAATTCCAGTCAGGAGAGTTAAGTTTTGATAATAAATACTTTCTATTTTCTACTGCTAGCGGGTTAGGGTTAGGGTATCCCTTTGCTTTCATATCCTCACGCCACATCTCTAATACGATAGGTGGTATAGATGCCATTTTATGCATATCACCTTTAAAGCCGCTAGACTGAGTAGACATTTCGTCTTTATTAGCCTGTAAGAACGGGTTAACGTCCTGCTGTTTATGTATATGAATTTTACCAGTTATAGAGTCTTTGCTGAATGTCTCTGTAATACCAGTTTGAGCGTCAATATCTTTCATTTAAACAGCCTTGGCTTTTTTAAAAATCTCATACTCTTTAGTTGAGCAAGTGAATTCACTGCCTTTTTTCACATTGCCATCTTTAGTTGTACATAAATTTTTAAGCGCCACACATTTCTTGTTAACAGTCTTTTTAACTTTTTTTTCTTCAGTCATAAATCACCTATAAATTAAAAAGGGAGTCCGTTCCCTTGATTTGCTTTACGCTGTTAAATCAGCAACAATACCGCTTGATTTTTCGTTGCGTGCTTCAAGTGTGTACTCAGAAAGTAATTGAACGCGATCTGAATCACCAGTCTTAGCTAAAGGAGTTTCTCTAAACTCAGTAATACTAGCCATCGACCACATATCCATCTGCAATACAAGCATTGAATCTTGAACTTGAAAGCGGTTAGGAACTACAGCAAGCGACCCAAAATCACTAACGTAAATATCAATGGCAGTTGTAACCGTCTTGGCGTTACCATCAACAACACGTTGCGCAGCACCAGCAGCACCACCGTTAACAATGCCAGACATAGCCTGCTTAATAGTCGAGCCAACCATGATGGTATCAGGCTCACCGCCTTCATCCCAAATAGACGCTAACACGCCTTGTAATTGAGATTCAGCAAACGAGCGAGGAGTACCAGCACCACGAGCATCCGTACCATCGCCAGTTGGCGCTGTACCTGTAGCACCTAAATCAGTGTTAGTAGCTAGCCATGATTCAACACCAGCCAACTCTCGTGCAACTGATTCAGAACCGACCACCTTAGCATTGTTAGCCAATAAAGCTGATTCCATGTCGCGCTTAAGCTCTTTAGCCATCTTCATGACTTGATAGTCCATCTCATCACCACGACCAGCAGAATCAACCTGACGCTGTGTACGTGTAACGCGAGGTACTTTATCGCTGATTTGTGTGATATTACCTAAGCGCACTGTTGGAGTTGCTGCGGTAGTTGTTGCATCCTCACCCTCAATAACAGCATTGGAAGCGCTAGCAGTTGCTAAGCTATCTGTTTGCCATTCGTGGTTAGTTGCGGTTGCTTCACCATGCGCAATACCTGAAATAAAAGGCGTTTGTGTAGGTGAAATATCATAAATGATATTTGATAAATCTTCGCGGTTACCAATCGCGTCATATGTACTGGTAGTGTCAGCTGGAGTAGCCATAATAAATTCTCTCTTTAGTTGTTAAGTTGTCGTTTAAGCTTTCTTAGCTTGACAAAATCTTCGTTTCTACCAAACCTTTTAAGGTCTGACTCTAACTTTTTGATTTGATCTAGCTGTTTGTTACCTGCCTGAGCTTTAGGTTTTGTGCTTACCGGGGCTTGACGGACTCGCTTTTCTATAGCTGCATTAGTTTTACCTAACTTACTTGCTCTTGCTGCCTGTATGACTGCATTGGCAATTAAAGAATTGCTATTAACCGCGTCAACTTGTGACTGAGTAAAGTTGTTATCAGTATAATAACTAGTTAAAGCGTCCATATCTTTAGTGTACGCCTCTGTTGCTTTACCTTCGCTGATCCATTGTGGATTAGCTGCAATTAACTTGCCCTGCTCTTCTTGTATATTTACTTCTTGTTTGGGAGTAGCGCTTACTTTTGCTTCCTTAAAAAACTCTTTTCGCTTGCTCTGCTTTTCAAGATGCTTAATATACTGCTCTGGTTCGTACTCTCGTAAATCTGCAAGCGCTTCATCAGATAAATCGTCCTCTGCAATCATCGCCTCTAATGTTAATAGTTGCTCTGATAACTTGGATTGCTTACCGTTAAATCCTTCTTGTTCTGCTTCGAAGTCCTTACGGTTATCTGCTAGCTCTTGTGTTTTACGGGTATAATCAGCTTGTCGTAAATGCCCTTGCTCCCATTCATCAATGTCTTTAAGGTTTATTTCACGTCCTTTATATTCAACGTAAAGATCCTCATCCTCATTATCAGTAGTCGCTTGTTCATTTTGCGCCTCTGCTGGCTCTTCAATTTCCGTTGTAACTTCTTCATTAGCTTGCGCCTCTAATTCAACTACATCTTCGATTGGTGCATCTTCCGACACGTTAACAGCTTCGGCATTTTCAGTTGGCGCTTCTGTTGAAGGCTCTGTAGTACCTCGGCTCATACTGATTCTTTTTAAAATCTCTTGTTCTGATGTTTGCATTGTGTGAGTCCTTAATGGTTGTTCACGTTTAAATTACATTCTTAAGTTTAACCTTTGCTTTATCCATTAGAGATAATTTAGCGTTCTTGCCATCCCTAATTGTTTTGGTGAACTTTTCTAAAAACTTATTTAATACTTGCGATTGCTGCCAAGCATCTTGCCTAGACTTGTCATCATTTAAATTTGTGCTTTCAAACTTATTAAGTAAGTCACCGCGCAGGGAAATAATAAACTCCTGTATAAGCGGATCATTAAGCAACTCATCTGCTCGTTGAGCTTTTTGTATTGTGTTCTTTAAATCTGTTTCAGTCATCAAACTACACTCCCTGGTATATCTTCACCACTATCAAGCTCTAACTTGGTTAACTCTAAAGCTGTTTTTTGTTGGCTTTGATTAGCATCTTGACTTGTTTTGATATTAAACTGACGCTGATCTTCCTCCAGCTTTGCACCTTCAAGCGATAACTTGCCTTGCGCAATAGCGATATCACCCTCTCGCTTAACCATTTCAGCTTCAGCCAATGGATTCTGTAACTGTGCGTTCTGCTCCTGTAACTGTAAAACCATTTGATTCAACTGTTCATTCTGAGCGAGCAATAACTCATCAGGCTCAGCAGGGTTATTAAATAATTTCTCACTACGGCTAAATCCAAGCCCATCAGTTAGTGATGTAAGATTGTTGTATATACCTTCTTCATCCACCAATACCGAGCCAGTAGCCTTCAATTGTTGCTGAATAGAATAAATCCCTTGTCGAGCTTCAATTAATTGATCGTTACTGCCAGCACCTAAGCCAACTTTAGACTCAATAGAATGCTTGTACTTCCAAGATTTCGGGTTAACACTTAAAGCCTTGCCTAGAACTCTAAACTCTGTTTCTGTATCTTGGAATCGAGACACGAGCCAT